TCTAAAATACTATCGCTAACATTCCAACCATCAACAGAAAGACTTTTGTATTCTATACTTTCGCGAATGTAGTCTTGTGAATCATTCCAAAACGATTTTAAAGCGTTCTGTGCCAATATCTTTTTAATTGCATCTATTACCTTTATCCTGCCTAAATTAAGCAATTCACCATCGTAAAAAACATCTTTAAGCCTATCAATGCCATCAATTGCACGAATGGTGTAAGGTCTTGGCTTGCTTATGTTTTCCCATTCAATTAAGTCAACAATCACATTACCGGCCCAGTGAAGTGCATCTTCAAGGTAAATTGCAACTGTCATATCACTATCATCGGATTCTCTGTACTTATCAAAGAACCTATCAAAATAAGAATACTCACTTGGATTTGAATAGGTGATGTCACTGTATGAAGTCATCAACGAATCCATAATAGTCCCATCTGTGTCCCATTGTGTATTCAATCCAAGCAATGCAGGGCTAAATGTAGGAATAAAACTATTAAGCGAATCCGTGTTATTTGTAACAAGTGTTTGATTGGTGTAAGTAAAACCACTTAATGTAATTTCTGTTCTATTTAAAGCTGAATTATAAGTAAAAGAAACAACCGCACCATCTTTTCTTTCTGACAAAAAACCAATTGTGCAAAGGTCATTTTCAACAATACCACCATCTGCTTCAACTCTTGCTTTGTAAGCATCAAATAAAGTTGTGCCAGTTGCTAAATCACCGGTGTAAAGGTATAAGTCCTGACCAACCTCTAAATAATCAGTCCAATCCTCACTTACATAAATAACACTACCGGAACCGCCTATTATTGGCGCATCAATTCCGATGTATGTATTTGAATGAAAATCAACCCTGTAATTTTTGTCCTGTAGACTTTTTAATTCGCTTGTAAATAGTAACATTTATCTTTTAAATTGTGATTCTCTCCCTTGTGTTATAATCATATCACGGCCGCTTATTCTGGTATCTAAAACTATTGGTTGCATGTTTGCACCTATTCCACTCATGGATGAAAAACCACCGCCACCGGATGGCGAATAAGAACCAGAACCGCCACCGGTATCCATTCCTTTTTTACTTAGATTTGATATTGCGGCCCCTGCTGCAACTAATGCAACACCGCCTATTATTGCAAGTGCAGGATTAAAACTTTTAATTGCTACATCCAACATAACTTGCGCAATACCCATTGCAATCATTGCTTCACCAAATTGCCCCATAAAGCTACCTAATGAGTCTAATAAGCCTTTCCCAAAGTCTTTCACAGTCATATCCCCTCCACTTATAACAGTGCCTAAGAAGTCACCAAATTGCGTTAAACCTTCTGTTGCTAACGATTTCAATCCAGAACTTAAAGCGTCACCCATTTCTTCACCTAAGTCGGCCGCTTGTCTTCTTGCTGCTGCCATTGCTTGTTGGTCAAAAAGTTCTTCTGGCAATTCTATTGGCTTAATGTCTATTTGAACCGGTGCTTTTATTGGTTCATCAAATTTAAGACCTTTTGACTTTAAACCCTCAGTGATTGATTCAATTGCAGGTGTTTGTAAATTAGCCGCCGCAATTCCTGCTGAAAAGTCAATACCAAGTTTAATTGGCTTTGCTGCTTCTTTGCCTAAATCAGATATTGATTCTGTGGTTTTGTCAATCTCCGTTGTTGTGCCAGTTAAATCCTTTTTAACATCTTGCAAAGTGTCCTTAAACGATCCAAACTGCGCAGTTGATTCCCTCGATTTTAATTTAAAAGAATCTAAGAAGGCATTTATTCCGGTTCCAATGTCTAAGCCTAAAATATTGGCAAATTTTAAAAATGGAGTAACCATTGATTTTAATATGTCAATAAATCCGTTTGCAATTCCAACCCACGCATTATAAAAGAAATCTTTAAACGCTTGCAAGTTATTTTTAACGTATAAAAATGCAGCAACAATTGCCCCAATTGCAATAATAACGCCTGCAATTATTAATGTGGTTTGTATTTGTGCGGCCGATAGTGCAGCGAATGCAACCGTTAATGATCCAATAACAAAAACTAAAGGCCCAATTGCAGCCGCTAAACCTGCAACAACAGTAATTGCGGTTTTCATAGATGGGCTTAATTCAGAAAACCACATTGCAATGCCTGCTAAAAGATCTGCTAAAAATGCAATTGCTGGTGCCATAACTTCACCAAAAGAAATAGCTAAACCCTCTGTTGCTGATTTCAATTTAAACATTGAACCTTGCAACGTATTGTCCATTATTGCAGCCATTGCAGCCGCAGGATCTTTTGCGTTTGTGATTGAATCAGTTAATTCATTTACTGCATCTTTACTTGTGGCAAGTGTAATTGCAACGGCCGCATTTTCTCGGCTAAATAAATCCATTGCGGTTTTATTCTTATCGGTTGATGTTGCAATTTTATTCATTGCTTCATCATAAGTCATCCCAGTTTTTGAAAGAGTCAATAAGATGTTTTTCAATCCGGTTCCTGCCGTTGATGCTTCAATATTATTGTTGGCTAAAATACCAAGCATTGCGGTTGTGGATTCTATACTTTGACCAGCATTTTTTGCAACTGCTGAAACCTTTCCCATTCCAAGTTGAAACTTATCAAGATCAAGACCGGACATTGAGAAACCTGCTGCCATTGTATTAACAACACGATCCATTTCGCTTGCATCTAATCCAAACCCACGCAATGCACCACCTGCAACCTCAGCACTTTTCGCCAAATCTTCACCGGTTGCAAGTGCCAAATTTAAAGTTGCACCGGTTATTTTTTCAATTTCACTTGAAGAGAAACCTAACTTTGAATAGTTAAGCATCAAGTCAGAAACTTCAGATGCCGAAAATCTTGTACTTATTCCAAGATCTTTTGCTAACTTATTAAGGTTTTGAAACTCTGCACCGGTTGCACCACTTATTGCTTTAACCTTTGCCATTGATTGTTCAAAGTCAGCAAATGTTTTAACGGCTAAACCACCCATTATGGCCAATGGCGCAGTGATGTATGTGGACATGTCTTTGCCCACGCTTTTCATTTGCTTGCCTACCTTAGTAAGTTCCCTTGATAAGTTTTGACTTGAATCTGAAAACGCTTTTAAGTCCCACCCAATTCTTAAGTTTACATTCTTCTTTGCCATTTTATTTGAACCAGTTTGGTTTTTGTTTCTTCAATTGTTCTATTTCTTCTTTTGTCCAAGCATTGTTTCCAGTGCCTTTTTTGTCATCTTGTTGTTCCCACTCAAATTTAATCAAATCTTGTGGTTTGTGCATTCTTTTATTTCCTGCGCTTTTCAATGTTACAAAAGAAACAAATCTTGCAGTTTCCCATTGTGTCCGTGCCTTTATGTTTTCGCCTATTGTATGCCCTATGTAGGCATCGAATATGGCCGCCATTGTGTAATCATCAAGCCAATTTGACAATGGCAATTTTACTTTTTTGCTTCCTTGCCCATGTTATTCAATGCCGCCATATCTTCCTGCATGGCTTGCGTGAATCCGTTAATAAGTGCAAAGTCTTCATCAATGGCATCAATCACAAAATCCTTTGTTACATTTTCGCCTGCTGCTTTTAAACCGCAATATGCAATGTCTACCAAAGTACTCATATTAATGTTGTCACCAATTGCCGATACGCTTGATCCGGTTTCCTTTTCGTACATTAATAGTGCTTTGAATCCGAATTTGAACTTGTACTCTTTGTTTTTAATTTTAATCATTTTTGTGTATTTTAATTTTAATTTGTTGTGTGTTAAAGGTAGTTAATATGTAAAAAAAAAGGTGGGCAAAATACCCACCCCTTAAATCACACATTAACAAGATAAAAACTAAACTGTCGCTTTTGTCACCGCGCCAGTTCCTTCAAAAGAAACTGAAAATGTACTTGATTCCTCAAGGCCATCAGTTCTTCCTAATGAGGTAATATGACAAGATCCGCTATACTCAACGTCACCAGTTACGTCTGTAGTCCATGTTACAACAACCGCTGCACGTGTTACATACGCATCGTATAAATCAGTGAAACCGTATGTTGCATCTTCTGCGAAGAAACCTTCACCGCTTCCAGAGAAAGATCTTTGTCCTTCTAAACTCTCTTTCCATCCTGCTGAGTCTTTTGTGCTTGCGTCACGGGTTGCCATGTCGAAAGTCAAAGAGTTAGATGTTAGGTGTGCAACTGTTACACCTGCTACTTGTATTTTGGCGATTGTGCCATTCAATATTCCAGTACTTGCCATTTTTTCTATATTTTAAACAAATTTAATTTTCTTTACTTCTTTACTTTAGTAATTTTTTTAACTTTGGGTTTCTCTTCATTGTCAAATGCAACTTCAAGAATGTGTTCAACCTTTTCTTCTTTTGTGTAGTCATCAAATTCCTTTGCAACTTCTAATGCAATTAATTCCGCGCCTAACTTATTACTCACACGCAATTCTGTGCCTTCCGGTAACACTCTAAGTGCAACCGCGTGATCTTTTATTAATATAATCCTCATAAATTTGATTGTTTTATTTTTTTATTTATGTACTTTTCTAATTCAACACTCATTGTTTTTTCTGTTGAATTTAACAATGGTCTTGCTGCATCCATAATGAAATCATTTTTTGGTATTCCATAAACACCTTCTTGAATAAAGAAAGCATAAAAACCATCATTCACGGCCCTTGCACCTTTTCTTGGCCCAACCAAAACATTAGGATAATTTTTTAAAGGACTTGTTTTGATTGCCATTGATTTTTTCAAATTGCCAGCTTCATAAACTTTGCCATTTCTCCCTACAATTGGCCCATCTGCAACCGGTGTGTTTGATTTTACTGCTGCCAATATTGGCTTTGCTTGCCTTCTTAAAATCTTTAAGATTTCACCCCTTTTCATTCTGTCGTTAGATATAGCTATTATTTCATTAATAACATCATCTATACCTTCAACATTCAAATTCATAGTGTTCTTGTAGCCGTTAAAAACAAACCTTCACGATCTAATTCTTGAATTTCTATAATGTCGTAATTTGTAGCATTGTAAACTATTCGCATGCTTTCGTTGATGCCTGCAAAGTATCTAATTTTAAACCTTACCTTATTGGTTGCCGTTACCTGGTCCGCATTAATTGCTTCCGTACCGCTTACCTTTTGAACATTGGCAAATGCAGTGTGAAAAGTATCCCATGTCGTTGTGTATTCACCTATTGCATTTGTGGCAAAGTTTTGTACTTGGATTACTATTTTTCTATCTAAACGGCCGATGTTCATATTTCTGTTCTTTGACTAATTAAAGATAATTGATACATGGTGCCGCGTGATATAATTCTACCGGTTGAACCAAGAATTTCATTTTGTCTGTTTTCAAACATATCCGCAACTAACATTCGCAATGCTTGTTTAACCATTGGATCCGTGTTGGCAACTGTGGTAATTTCAATTTCAATTGCAAAGTCTTTCACATAAAGTGAAGGTAAATTTCCTTTAAGTTCAATGTAAGAATATAACCCGTTGTTCCAATGATAATTGTCAGTACTTAAAAGAGTACGTGTATTGTCAAGATCGTAGTAATAAATTGCTATTGTGTCAACCTCAGCAACATCCACACGGAAGTCATCCCATTCTTGCATGTAGCCCAATATAGACCCCTTCACAAAGATTGCAGTCTCATTGTACAACCAAACGTGCGCACTTGCCAAATAATCATTTATAAGGTCATCAAATGAATCATCAAGAATGTTCAAATGTCGTTTAGCTTCAACCAAAGTTAAGGCCCAATTTTCAACCGGTGTGTAGCTGGTTATTTTTTTATTTCTTATCATTTTTTAATTATAAAAAAAGGGATAGGCACAACACCCACCCCTTTTATTTTAGTTATTAGTTAAGATTAACCTAATGTTCCAACTGAAATTGCAGCATCTTGAACAAGAGCCATGTCCCAATAAGAATTAAGGATTAATCTGTTGGTTCCTTTGATAGCTTGTGTGTAAGGATCCATTAGGATTTCAACACCACCAAACTGAGCAACTTGAACTTTTGACCAATCTCCGTAATAAACTGCTGGATTTGTTATGTCAGCAATTTGATTGCTGAATTTAGCCATCATTCCCATTATCATTTCATTAACGATTAAAGGAGATACACCAGATACTTGTGCTGCTGCATATACATCACTAAACAAATCATTTGAAAATGCAAACCCTAAGTTACCACGATTATGGTTGTTTCCTTGTACTTCTTCAATCAAAGCAAGAACAAGTGCGCTGATTGCTGCGTTAGTTACCGGAGTTTTTCCTGCACCTAAATAAGCATAAGCACCGTTTGCGCTATCGTCTGTGAATGCTGCATATTCAACTTTTGCTGCAACCGCTTGAGCGATTGAGTTTCTAAGTGCAGTCTCTAAAGAACTGTTTGCCTGCATTGCTGCTTGTTTTGAATAATCAACAAAAGCTGCAAGTCTACGTGGTGCAAGGTCTTTTTTGGTCATTGCTGAACCGCCATCGATTGCATCAGAAACTTCAGTTTCCCACTGAGTGCTAACTGCACCTAAGATTGGAATACGTTGGTCTGTTGATGTTGCTATTCTTGTAACTCCAAGATCACCTAAAATTGTATTTGCATAAACTGCGTCAACAAAAGACTGTTGTTCAACACCAGATGTACCGTTTTCAGTGATAACCGCTCTGTTCAAAATCATTGAAGGTATAACGATTCCGTTTGAAGAACGACCAATTGCGTTCATTTCTTTTTCACCTTCTTGAGCCATCTCAGCTTCAACACCTTCTAATTTACCACCAAATGCGGCTCTTACTGCTTTACCAAAAGAAAAGTCTCTTACTATTTCTTTTTCCTCTTTACTTACGGTTGCAACTGGTGAACCGCCTAAATTTGCTGCTTTCAATCTGATTTCTTCTAATTTTTCTGTTTTTGGTAACTCTTCAACCAAAGTTGTAAGTCTTTCCATGTTAGTATCGAAAGATACTTTTTCGTCTTCGCTAAAATCTCTATTTTCAGAAGAAACCAAAGTTTCTAATGAATCAAGGATATTTTTAACGCTTCCAATTTCCTCACGTATTTCTAAACTATTTTTCATTTTATTGTATTTTTTAATTTACTCTACAAAAATTGCTATTAAATTTATAGGTATTTTGTAACTATTTTAACCTTTGCATAATTTCGCAAATCTGCTTTTGTTTCAACACCCATTTCAACCGGTGCAACATCTTCAATTACTTCCAAAGTCTTTTTAAGTTCATCAATTTGATCTGCACTTCTTTTGAAAGCATCCTTGTTTGATCCTGCACTAACAATTGACCACTCGATTAGTTCTTGACGTGTGAAATAAATAGTACCACTATCTTCACCATTATCAACATTGCCATAACGATACTCATGTGGAATTGCACCAACTGATGCCATTTTCAAAATACCATCTTGCATTTTATTGAATACTTTATCTGCAATTGGATTATTTCCTTCACGCTCAAATGTAACCTCACCAATTAGTGCATCACCATCGTGGTACACTCTTGATGTTCCAATTATAGTATCTGGATTTGAATCACTTGTTACATGGTTGTATGCAACTATTGGATTGCGATTGTAGTTTTCTAAATCCCACCCAGCCAATTTAAACACGGTTCCATGTCTGTCAATTGATTCTGTACTTATAACAAATTGTGCAGTTCTATTTTCGGCATTAACACCGCGAACCTCTGCAATTCTTTCTATTTTATTCATTATTTTGGTATGTCTTTTTTATAATATTCGGCCATTTGTTCAATTGGAATTCTGTTTATTTGAACATATCTTTCATCTCCGTTTGGTACTGAATTTCTATCTTCTAATTCAAGCACGTCATTAATTGTGTAAGCCCCGATGTCTGTCATCAATCGATAGTATTCACCTTTGGTTTTTACGTCTGTTCTTAGTAAACGATCAACATTATGCTTGAAATAATGATTTCTTTTTTCGCTTTCTTTTAATAACTTTCTTCTATACTCTTGCTCTATCTTTTCAATCCATGAACCAATGCCATAAGTAACAAACTCTATACTTTGGTGTTCAATGTTTGAAAATGTAGCCCCATCCATCTCATTAATCATGTGTGATGGTATTCCAAGAATTGTTGCTATTTCATTCTTTTGGAATTTACGTGTCTCTATAAATTGCGCGTCTTGTGGTGGTAACCCTAAACGATGGTATTTTGAACCGGCATCTAAAATGGCCGTGCCACGTGATCCATTTGCACCATAGTTATTTGTCCATTGCTGATTGATTGCATCTTTGGTTTCTGGCTTTAAAACGCCTGCATATTCAATGTAACCATCTATTCTTGTGCCTTTATTATAAAAATCGGCCCCGTAATCTTGTGCAGCTATCGAAAGCCCTAAATTCTGCTTGTGTGCTTGAATTGCGCTAATACCAATTACGGGATCCGATCCAAAGCCCCTAAGATTTATAATATCTCTATCCTTTACAAGCAAACTTTCTTGTTTGTTTGCCGCTTCTTTTATTTCAACCTTCCAGTAAAGTTCATCATCATATTTCAATGGTTCACATATTTCACGTGACACGTTAACAAGTCCGGTTGGTGTGCCAAATCTGTCACGTTCTATAATAGCTAAACCATTGCCGTGATTAATTGCTGATGTAATTAAGATTTGTGTGAAGTCAAACGCGCAGGTCTGATAATTAGATTCTGCATTTAAAAGGTATTCAACCGGATGGTCTGTCATTGTACGTTTACCATTGACCTTTTTAAATACATCAACTGGCAACATTGCAACTGATTCAGATATTCTTCGAACGCCTGCCCAATATGCTGAAAGCCCAAATACACTTTTTTCGTTTACCGGTGTGCGGCCAACCATTCCACCAAAATTGGCATTTAAGAATCCTTTCTTTTCTGAAAGAACTGGATTGATCCGTTTTAACTCGAAACCTAAAAAATTCATCCTTGCAAAAATCTTATTAATTTATTTGTAACAATTGTAATTTATTTAACTAAAAGTTTACTTTGCTTTTTTTACAACGCGCTTTTTCTTTTCAATCGATTTGTTCTTATGTCGAATACTTTCGCTTGCTTTATAACTTTGATAGTTTTTGTGTGGCTTATAATGCGGGAAGTAAATATTGATCTCTTTCACACACGCATCGTATGCCATTTTTCGCACTTTTACCCTTTTCAAGTGTTTGTGAAATAGTTCATCTATGCCCTTGCAAATAGCATCAATTACATCCATAGGAATGTCAAGATTTGGTTTGTAATTGCTTAATACCGGCCCGCGATCTTGACTATTTGCCAAAATGACCCGATATGAATCAAAATCTTTGTAGTGTTTGAAGTTAGGTGCATATTCCCGAACTAAATCAAGCGCAGCATCATAGGCATCTTCTTGATTGTTGTTTTTTAACATTTGTAAAAAAATGAAATCAAAATTCTTTTTGTAATTGAGTACATTGTACACTGGTTCTGTAAGTATCATATTATGTATAAATTTCCTTGTTCTAAATAACTGTTGGTATCTTCTGGATTGTCAAGCCATAAGCCATAAGCCATTACGTTTGAAATTAATCCATCTATTTTTTTGCTTGGTGCTTTGAAATCCTTTTCAAGTTTTATGTTTCCTGCTGGATCACTTTTTACACTTGCATTGCCTGCCATCCATCTCAACACCGGATTCCCAAAGTGGTTAAACTTTCGACTTTCAATTGCGGCCTGCATTTCTTTTGTAGGTGCATTCATTGATTTGAATCCTTGCCTAAATTCAATCAAGTCAAGGCCCTCATCCATTAATCGCGGTGCAATGTGGTGACTGTTCCAATTATCGTATGCAATGGACTTAATTTGATATAATTTGTTTAATTCACCCAATTTGTAAATGATAAAGTCATAATCGACTACATTTCCATTTGTTTCTTCAATATGGCCATCTCGCACCCATTCACGGTATTGGATGTTATTTGTGTCTGCTGATTGTGTTCCTTTGTCTTCTGGCAGCCAAAACCAATTCTTTGAATAGTATTTATCCTCGATTTGCCATACCAAACTAAATGCGGTAATGTCTGAACGTGACGAAAGGTCTAACCCACCATAACAAGGATAATCTTTTAAAATACTTTCATCCATCTCCCATTGGCTTGCGTTCCAGATTTCATCATTTATCCACCCATCTTTTGATTGTGTCCAAATATTAAGATAATATCGTTTGAAACTATTTAGACTTGACGCGCTCACCATAGCTTTGGCCGCTTCCTTTTCATAAGCCCTTTTACCAATTGATATGTTATAATTTGGATTTGCCTTAATCCAAGTTTCTTCTTTAAATGGATCGTCTTCATAATCGGCCCCATACACGCATACAAGTTGTGATTCGTCTGTTGTTACCCCTTTGGCAACATTAATGGCGTTTTCGTGCCTTTGGTACCCGATACCATACAAATCAGAACCCGCCGTTGTAATTATAAAGGATAAAGGTTGCTTTCTTGCACCTTGTGATTTTTCAACCATTTCAAGTACTTCATTGTTCTTGTGTACGTGCAACTCGTCAATAATTGCAAGTTGCGGGTTAATTCCATCCTCGCCCCCTGCTTCCTTACTCAAAATCTGGTAAGTTTTCAAACCACCAATGTGATCCGGTGCCGTTATCGAGTTGCGATAGATGTTGCACTTTGCTTTTAGTCGTGGACTTTTTTGAATTACTTGTTTTGTTGCTTCAAATACTAAACCTGCTTGTTTACGGCCCCATGCAACACCCACAATCTCCGAACCACCCTCACGCTCTATGTCTATAAAAATACACGCAACTGATGCAGCAAGAAACGATTTGCCGCTTTTCTTTGGGATTTCAATGTATGCACTGGTGTATTTTCTCAAACCCGTGTCAATGTGCTTCCATCCAAACAAAGGCCTGATAATGTCGTTCTTTTGCCATTCTTCCAATATAAAAGGTTTACCGGCCAAATCACCTTTTACGTGCTTCACATTTTCTTCAATGTACTTCACCACAGTATTGGCGGTTTTGTCATCAAAGAAGTATTTATCAAGATCTATTTTTGAAAAGTCTGTTTTATAAGCCATTAGAATAAACTTGGTTGTTTTAAAATTTTTTTAACTCTATCATTTGACATTTTAGCGTGTTTTTCTGTTATTTCAAACCCTATAAATCTTCTGCCTTCCTTTACCGACATAGCACATTCAGTTCCACTACCAGCAAAAGGCACAATTACTAAATCATTTACACGGCTACACGTGTTTATTAATATCCTTGTTAGCTTCTCCGGCTTAACAGTGTCGTGATCGTAGTCGCTTGTTTCATAGTTTGGCAATCTTATTACATCACCTAAATGTAAAGCGTTGTTAAATGGCCTGCGTAGTTCCTCGTATTCTTTGCGTAGTTCCTCGTATTCTTTGCGTAGTTCCTCGTATTCTTTGCGTAAATAAGGGTAACACCATTTTTGTAACTTCTCATACATTTCTTTAGTCAACATTGTTGGCTCTGCCTTATCTAAACTCAAGCAAGCAGAAGCAACACCACCGCCATTTGTTGCAGTTCCTAACGCTTCATTTACTTGCTTCAATACTATTTTCCCTTTTGCTTTTACTATTTCCTCTCTTATGTAATCTCGTATATGATAAACACATTGCGTTAAATTATACTGTTCATTACTATACATTAAAATCCTTTCAGTAAGTGGTGCAAAAGTTCGTAAATCTTCGTTAAACCTTATTTGCTGTTTGTGGTCGTTTGTGTTTTCCCACACTAAACTATTCAATAAATTAAAGTGCTTATCGAAAATTATTTGAGCGTATGCAATATTTTTAGCATCACCATACCAAAGCAAAGTGCCATTATCTGCTAAAATCCTTTTACATTCGATCGCCCATTTTTCAACATCAGCCAAATAATCGTCAAACGTTTTCCATATAAAATCAAAGTCACCTTTTACTTTATAATATGGTGGGTCTGCAATTATTAAATTTGCACATTTATCTGGCAAATCATTTTTAAGAAAATCTATGTTTTGTATTGTGTTTAGTTTATATGCCATCTCCGTAAATATCTGTATTTTCGTCTGGTTTGTTTTGCAAGGTTATACGTGTGCGTGCGCTTGGACTGAATCCAAATTCTTGTGAAAGTCTAATGAAATCCTTTCGCAGTTTGTTTAGTTCCATGTATAAAGGATCTAATCTAATTGTGCCTTTGTCATCGGTGTATGTTCTGCCTTTGGTGTGTTCTTTTAGATATTCCATTTCACCGTAAACATAGCAGTATTCTTTAAACATTGAAAGGTCAATAAATGAAATGTAGCCGTAAA